ACAATCCGGCGGCTTGTTAGGCACCATGGGCAGTTATGGCGCACAGGCCGGGGAGTACATGAAAGCCGCACAGCCTTATATGTCCGCCGCCAATACGGGCTTGCAAACGGCAGGGCTGCTGACTCAGGGTCAGGGTAATCAAGCCCCTCCACCAATGGCCCCGATGCAACAAGGCGGCGCTCAGACATTGGGCCAGATCGCCCAGGGTGCACAGGATCCTCTCGTAGCTCGCCGTCAGCAGATGGCGGCTCAACATCGGACCATGTGGGGCTGATATGGACGGACTACTCGATTTCGTGAAGACCCCAGAAGGTCAGGGCCTATTGGCTGCCGCATTTGGCGCTGCCGCCACTGCGGGCCGCAATGGGCCAATCAACACCCTGGGCGCGGCCGGTCTGTCCGGTATTGCTGGGTACTCGGCGGCCAGTTCCAATGCCATCAAGAATCAGAAAGCTCAACTGCTACAGCGGCAACGCGAAACAATCCCGACCCTGTACGGCAAGGATGCGGATGGCAATGCCACGTTTGATTGGCAACAAGCTGCAGCACTCGGGCTTCAGCCGGACGACATCGCCAAATACGCACAACTGCCAAACGCCACGAAGAGCAAGGTCGCACGCACAGTTGAAGTGCCAAGTGCTGATGGTGGTAAACAGACCATGCAATACGACGAGTACGGCCGCCCGGTGGGCAAGGCCATTGACTCCTACGTCGCGCCACAATTGGTGGACACGGGCGACGTCAAACAGTTTGCCATTCCGAAAGCCGGGCAAAGCTTTGCCATGGGTATGTCCCCGGGCGAGAACGCTGCCAACGCACGCGGCTGGGCAGGCATTGCGAACCAGCGGCAGCAGAACAGCATCCTGAATGATACCAACAACATCAATAAAGAGGCTCAGCGCATCCAGATCGTTACCGGTGCCGATGGCACGGTTTATCGCGTTGATAAGGGAACTGGCGAAGCTACCCCAGCCGTCATGCCTGGCGGGATAGTAGTCCAGAGCGGCCCGGTGGCCGAGGCTACTGTGAAAAACCAGAAAAACATGGAGAAACTCGGCGGCCTGATCAACCAGGCACGCGAGATCTTGCCAAATGCCACGGCCAGTGGTCTTGGTGCAAAAGTCGATGACGCAAATCGCTTCTTTGGCCGGACCACCACCAGCGCGCAGAACGCAGCAAAACTCGGAAGCATTGGCGGCAACATGATGATGCTGATGCCTCGGATGGAGGGGCCGCAATCGGACGCAGACCGCCGCAATTACGAAACCATGGCGGGCAAGGTTGGCGATCCCACCATCCCAGCAGAAGAGCGCGCTGCGGCATTGGATGCCATGGAAGAGATCGCCGGGCGCTATGCGGGTCAACCACAGGCGCCAAAGCAGGCTCAGCCGCCGAAAGCGAGCGTGGTCCGCACCGGCAAGGACGCCAGTGGGCGAAAGGTGATTCAGTACTCTGACGGGCGGATCGAATATGGCAATTGACCCGAACAGCATTCAATGGGATGACGCGCCACAGGCTCCGCAGATCGATCCTTCCGGCATCACGTGGGACGACGCACAGCCATCAACAGCACCGATGCAGGCCGTCGCTCAACCTGCCATTCCTGAAGGGCAGCCGTCGCCGCAAGCGGGCCGATTCGGCAACCTGCTGTCACGCCTGCCTGTCGATGCCGGGAAAGAACTCATGGGCGACCTTGGGAACTTAGCGGCCGGCGCGGGGCGCGGGGCCAGCTCAATTGGCGCGACGCTCATGGCTCCCTACGATATCGTCAAGGATGCGGTTGCCGGGAAGGGACTTTCCCTTGAGTCGAACCGTCAGCGCCGAGCGGCTGTAGACGAGATGATGTTTGCACTGGGCGCCAATCCAGAATCGACGGCCTATAAAGGCGGCAAGCTGGGGACTGAAATCCTCGGTACGGCTGGCATGGGTGGTGCATTGGCTAACACCGCGCGCGCACTGCCTGGGGCGGCCAAGATAGAGCCACTGATTGAATCAATTGGCTCTGGTGGATTTCGTGTTGGCGGCCTGACGGGGATTCCAGCCTTGGCGGCCAGAGGTGTCGGCGGCGCCATTACTGGCGGTGCATCGGCTGGCATTGTGAACCCGGAAGACGCCGGTCTTGGCGCAATGGTCGGAGGGGCGGTGCCAGGGGCTGCGGCAATCGGCGGGAACACGATGCGCGGGCTTGGGCGGGCGATTCGCGGTGGAGAGATATCCCCGGAAGTCGGCATGCTGGCGCAAAAGGCGCAGAACCTCGGCATTAGCGTCCCTGCCGATCGCCTCGTAAACAGCAAGCCTATGAATGCCCTGGCCGCCTCGCTTGAATACATGCCGCTCAGCGGTCGTTCGGCAACGCTGTCGAACATGCAGAGCCAGCTTAACCGTGCGGTAAGCCGAACCTTCGGCCAAGACTCGGACAACGTCACCATGGCTTTGCGCAAAGCGCAGGGCGATCTGGGCGGCAAGTTCGACACCGTTCTACAGAGCAACAAGGTCAAAGTAGATCCTCAGTTCACCCAAGAATTGGTTGATCAGGGGATGCGCGCGACCAGCGAACTGGAAAGCGGTCAGGCCAGCATCATCCAAAAACAAATCGAAGAGATTTTGGGCAAGGCTCAAAACGGCGAGATCGACGGTCAGGCCGCCTACAACATCAAAAAAACCCTCGACCGGATCGGGCAGCGCAACAGCCCGGAAGCCTGGTACGCCGGCGACTTGAAGAAGTCGCTGATGGGGGCGCTCAACCGGTCGCTCAAGCCAGAAGATGCCGCCGACTTCGCTAAGGTCCGCCAGCAGTACGGCACCATGCTCGATCTGAAAAAGATGGCGCAGAACGGCGCCGATGGTGATATCTCCATTGCTCGTTTGGCCAACATGAAGAACATCGGCAACCCGGAACTGCAGGATCTTGCCGATATCAGTGCGCAATTCCTGAAATCACGCGAAAGCCCGCACGGGGCCATGCAGAGGCTTGTTCTTGGTGGGCTTGGTGCTGCTGGCGCTGGGTCTGGTGCTGTGTCGCCACTGCTGTTTGGTGGTGCCATGGCGGCCGGGCGAGGGGCGAATGCGGCCCTCAATAGCAATGCGCTACGCGACATGCTCCTACGGGCTCCAAGTCAGGGCGATGGCTTGCTGTCCATTGGCGCGGAAAAAGCCAACAAAGTGCTTCCTTTATTGGCTCCTCAACTACTCAACGCCCAGTGATGCCAAGCCAGAATCCATAGACGCAGGCAGCAACAACAATTGCTACGCCCATCCAGATCTTGTAATCGATATACGAGAACTCCACCAACACCTCCAAGCCCGCCACTGAGCGGGCTTTTTTATTGGGATGAAAAAACATGCCTATCCCTTCTTCGATCAATGACCTTTCGACCACAGCTGGCAGCAACAGCCCGGCAGGCTCCGAATCGCCATCATTGATAGATGACTACCTGCGCACCTATGCATCATACATCGCCCAATTGCGGGATCGCACTGGCCGACTGGTCGGTGTGCAGGTGTTTACCGCCAGTGGAACCTACACACCGACGGCTGGCACGACCTCCCTGATTGTAGAAGTACAGGGAGCTGGTGGTGGTGGCGGTGGTGGCGGTGCCACCGTTGTCGGCGCTGCCGCTGTTGCCGCTGGCGGAGCATCCGGGACGTATGCCATGACAAGGCTCACGTCTGGATTCTCTGGATCGCCTGTGGTTATTGGTGCCGCAGGAAGCTCTGGTTCTGGGGCTGGCGGCGCTGGCGGCAATGGGGGTACCTCTTCGTTTGGCGGCGCGGTCGCAGCAACGGGCGGTGGCGGCGGCTCGACGATGGCCGCAACCGCTTCTTACCCGCTTCAAGTCGCCGGCGGCAACACAGGCGCGGTAGGGGCGTCAGGAAACATCCTCAACGCCGCTGGGTCATCTGGCGGCGCTGGCGTGGCCATGGGGGCTGGCAACGGCATATCAGGATGTGGTGGTGATAGCCGCTTCGCAGGCGGTGGCACCAAGGCTGTGGGCACCAGTGGTGGCACCGCTGGGCAATTCGGCAGCGGCGGCTCTGGCGGTATTTCTCAGGGCGGCGTCGGCGGCCCTGGCGGTGCGGGCGGTGCCGGTCTTGTGATCGTATGGGAGTACGCTTGATGAACACGTATGCTCGCGTCATAGACGGCGTGGTGTGGGAGATTATCGTTCAGTTCATGGACGAGGCTGGCGTCTTTATCCCAGTCGAAGAAATCTTTCCGCCCGAAATTGTCGCTCAACTGGTGGATGTCACCGGCCTTGACCCGCAGCCAGAGCAGGGCTGGACCCATGACGGCTCAACATTTGCCGCGCCCGTGCCGTACAACCACTCCGCCGAGGAGATCAAAGCCATCAACAGCGCAGAGCGCGATCGCCGCCTGGCCCTTGCGACTCTTGCAATCGCGCCTTTGCAGGATGCAGTTGATTTGGACGATGCCTCTGCCGCGGAGATTGCACGCTTGAAACTGTGGAAGCAGTACAGGGTTGCGTTGAACCGTGTGGATCTCACCAAGATCGATCCAGTCTGGCCGCTGGAACCACAAAACTAACCGCCTTGAGCGGTTTTTTTACGCCCGGAGAAAACCATGCTCAACATTTGCAAGGCGCTCGCGCAGTGGGGTTTCCTGCTGGTGTCGAACGCGATTCTGGATCTATTGGGGTTGTTCGTTGTGGCCGTGGCCATCCCGTTCCGCGTTCCAGGGGTTAGTGGCAGTGATGGTCGGCCGATCGTCAACCTGCCCCGCTGGGTGTGGCTGTTCGGCAACGACTACGACGGATTGCTCGGTGATAAGCGCGGTTGGTGGTCGGCCAATACGCCTT